TGGAGAGGGTCCTGAAGATAATAATTTTAGACAACCAACATCGTCAGATACTTTAGCAGCAAATATAGAAACACCAATAGCAACTATTTTTCTTCCAATTCCCGAAAATATTCAGGATAGCAATGCAGTTAATTGGGGTGATGATAGTCTGAATGGACTTGCCGCCAGAGCTATTGGTGAATCAAAAACATTTATTGATAGTGATGGAAACTTAATTGAAGGTGGTGCAAAGTTTTTACAGGGAATGGCAAATTTTGCTAGAGATATGACAAAAATAGATGCAGGAGTAAGAAATTCATTTATTGCGGCAAAGGCAGTTGGAGCATTCACAAATGTCAATGCACAGGGAGTTATTACAAGACAAACCGGACAAGTATTGAACCCAAATATGGAATTGTTATTTAATAATGTAACTTTGAGATCTTTCAACTTCCAGTTTGATCTTGCACCTAGAAATCAAAAAGAAAGTAGAGTGATTAAAAATATTATACGAACTTTTAAGAGAAGTATGAATGCCAAAAAAACAGGTACAGGAGCTCAAGGATTATTCATAGCATCTCCAGATGTATTCCAACTTTCATATAAGACAGGAGGTGAAGATCATAAGTTTTTAAATAGATTTAAACCTATGGCATTATTGAATATGGCAGTAAATTATACCGGTTCCGGAACTTATGCGACATATGATGATACAACACCAGTTCATATGCAACTCTCACTTCAGTTCCAAGAACTGAATCCTGTATATTCTGAAGATTATGATAAAGAAGAAGGAAAACTTGGAGTAGGATTCTGATGAGTTATTTTAGAGAACTTCCAAACTTAGAATACGAATCACCATTTGCCACTAGAATATCAAGTTCTAGTTATGTTCAGGCAAAGAATATTTTCCGTCGAATGAAGATTCGAGATGATCTTCAAAATATTTTTACTGTCTTCAATAAGTATGAAATTAGAGATGGAGCCAGACCCGACACAATCGCAGAAGAAATCTATGGCAAATCAGATTTAGATTGGGTTGTTTTAATTTCTGCTAATATTATCAATGTCAGAGATCAGTGGCCATTATCTAGTAAAGACCTATACGAATACACCGTAAGTAAATATGGTCTAGAAAATATTAATGATGTTCATCACTATGAAACAAAAGAAGTCAAGGATTCTGATGGTAACTTAATTTTATCAAAAGGTCAGATTGTTGATGAATACTTTTCTATCAGATTTAAAAATGGAGGAACCTATATTGAAAGATCAAATATTACAAATAGAATTTCTAATTATGAATATGAAACAAGAGAAAATCAAAAGAAAGAAACCATTTATCTTTTAAAACCATCTTACTTACAGCAGTTCTTAAATGATATGAGAACTGAAATGGTATATGATGATTCATCTCAATATGTTGATAAATCATTAATTAGAACACAAAATACTAGGGTATCATAAAAAAGGAGGGTGTTACCCCTCCTTCTCTATCACTCGGCAAGTTTAGCAAAGTAACTCAGTGCATCGTCATCATCTTCAGTGCTTGAAGGCATGATGTCGGGAGAGTTGAAAGACTTGCTACGACCTTCACTCAGGTCATCAAGGTTTTCACCACGGTTGTCACGACGGAAGTTTTCTTCTTCCTCGACAGTTTCCTGATCTTGGAAGGAAGGAGTGCCCTTGTTACCAAGAACATAGTCCAGACGCTTCTTCAGGGCATCATAGTCCTTAAACTGGTCTGCGGCAACAAACTCCTGCAGAGAATACTGACCTTTCCAGATTGCTTCCATTGCATCATCGTCATCAAGAAGTGCATCTTGACGTGCAAACTCAGAAGAGTCGTAGTTGCGATAACCGGCAACGTTCTTTGCCTTCAGTTTGAAGTTGGCACCTTGCCAGAAGTCGAACGGATCGATTGCTTCCTCATCTTCAAACTCAGGTTGCATTGCTGCAGTCAGTTTGTCGAAGATCTTCTTACCATACTTGTAGAGGAATACCTTGCCTTCATTCTCAGGATTGGCAGGATCCTTGACCACATAGATGTTGCTGATGTAGGTCAGTTTACGTTTCTGCTTACGTGCAGTCTCTTTACCAAGATCTGTGCCATTATTCCACAGAGTGGTATTGTATTCGGACACGGGATCCTTCTGACCCAGAGTGGTCAAAGAGTTCTCAATATACCAACCACCAGGACCTTGGAAGGCATGGGAATACAGCTTCACAAACGGCAGATCTTCACCGTTAGGAGCAGGGAGGAAACGGATAACGGCATAACCATTGCCGCTTTTGTCAACGTCCAGTTTCCAGAGACGTTCATCACCTGTATTGGTGGTGTTCATCTTTTCGACTTCCTTGACCAGTTTGGCAGTCAAGGAGCCAAGTTTAGATTGCTTTTTAAGATCAGCAAAAGACATTCGGATTACCTCGGATTTTGTTAGATTAATTTGGTTGACTTGAATATTATAGCAAGGTTGCCCTCAGGCGTCAATGTAGTCCTTGAGGGATTGGACAGTTTGTTCCATGGTCAAAAACAAGACGTTCATGTCTGTTCCTGGTGGAAATCCCATCAGAACCACAGATTTTTTCAAGTTTTCTTTCATCTCAACGGCAGCAGGATCATCAGAAAGTGACAATCTTGCATACATGACTCGTTGTTTTTCAAGAAGTTCAATCATCATATCAATATGTTCCAATTTTTCTCCATTATCCATCATCCCGAAAGATGCCGCATCAGAATACAGTGATTCTTGAAGATTATTGATTTTAGTTAATTCTTCCTGAATAATTTCAGAATTAAAAAATTCACTCATTTACGATTTTCCTTAGAAGTTTTTTGTAATGGAACACATCAATATTTAGAAAGGGTAGATATTTTTTAATTTTTAGACTGACGGTTTCCCACACAGGGTCATCCAGTTTTTTATCAAATTTTTCACGAAAAGAAAAAATCTTTTCACAAATGACTACGTTTTCAATACTCACGTCTCCTGCCAAATATTTTTTTAGGATTGGTGGATGTCCTTTGGAACAGTTGAAGACATTCTCTAATTCGTTTTCCGATAACAATTCGTTCATTTGTTCTTTGAACAAGTAACTCAAACTCTGCTGTCGTTTCATCCACTCGGCGTAGTTTCTTTCTCCAGAATTGATAATTTCTCCAATCCATAGGTTTTGTGGGTTATCGGACGAAATAAAATTTGATACAAGGAATTGAACAACCTCTTCATCAGAATATTTCCTAGAAGTTTTTTCAAACCAATACTTATCTTTCCTCTTATTAAAAGACGTTACGGTAGCTCGTGTTTTGGCACCGTAACGAAAGAAGTCATATTTTGGGTTTGTAAAGTGATTTTTAAGTGACAAATAATGTTGGTAGGTTTCAAAGGGAGTCACGGTCATAGAGGAAGTTTTGCTCTTGAAGTTTTTTTCATGAAATTAAGTTGAGTCGCATCCCACTTCAGTTTTTCTTTCAGTGGTTTTGACACTAACTTTGTCACGGATTCTATCTCAAGTTCATTAATTTCGCAATAGTAAACTATCGCATCAATATAATTAAGTTTTTCTGTGGCAACAATGTTTTCAATCTCCATCGCAAATTTTGATGGAGTTAAAAATTTTTTTTCGATTGCTTTTTCTAGTTCCTTATTTAGTTCCATAGAGTTCCAGTTTATCTGCAACAAACTTTCTAATGTATTGGGTAAGAAGTTTGATGTATTTTGATTTGTCTCGTTCTTCATAGACGATGCATTCTCCATTTTCGCAGGCCATAATAATTACAAGTTTTTTGACAGAAATTCCTGTCAGTTCGTACAGCATACAACCATATGCCATGCACTGTACAAAATAGTGATCGATCCACTCTCGTGGTTTTGGTTTCTTGGATGTTTTGAAATCAATTATTGCTAGTTCGCCTTCATATTCGGCAATACAATCAACCGTTCCGGCAATACCAAGTTGTTTACTATATAGGGAACTTTCCAGAGCATGAATATTACCAATTTTATTCAAATCTGGTTTAGAAATCTTAAAAAGAAACTCAGAAATAGGTTGAACAGTGGGAAGATCTTCGTTTTTTAGGAAATGTTCAGTAAGAGTGTGCATGTCCGTACCACGACTTGTTGCCTTTTTCGTGATACGATCAGCCTCTTCATTGCCAACTTTTTTACGCCATTTGACAAAAATCTCCTTATTAAAATGACTGGTCACCGAAGTGATGGAGACCAGTCGAAGAAGTTCTTCTTCATCGGGCACAGAGTAATACCTTACCCCATCAATCGTCTCCCGATCTAATTGTGGGAGACCAATATCAACATGATTAAACATTAAAAACCTGCTTCCATTTTTGCTATGATGTATTCTTTGACTAATCCGGAACGAACAATATCTTCCACTCCAAACTCTATTATATCAAAAGATTGCATTTTTCTCAAGATGTTCATGAAGTCAACAATACCATTTCTATCATTTGATTTGGTTAAATCAGATTGTCTGGCATCACCACAGAAGCAGATTTTAGTGTTTTCACCAACACGGGTAATAATAGAGTCCAGTTCATGAAAATTAAGATTCTGAAACTCATCAACTATAACAATTGAATTATCAAGTGTTGTTCCACGAAGGAATGATGTGCTCCAAAACTTAATTGTATCTTGCGATTTGAGATTACCATAAAGCATCTCAAAGTCTGCATCACTGGGCATCTGGAACATGTACTTTACCATATTCTTATATGGAATCTGGTAAATATCAGCCTTGTCCTCATGATCACCGGGAAGGAATCCAATTTCTCTGGTTGCCACAAGAGAACGCACAAGATAGATTCTTTCATATGGAGTGTTCTCGGAAAGAACGTCCATCAATGCATTATACAAAGTAATAAAAGTTTTACCTGTTCCGGCACATCCATATGCCACAATATGTTTTCCTTCACGATAAGAATCGAAAAGTCTTTTTTGATTATCAGAAAGTGGTTCAATATCTACAAGATATTCCTGACTCAGTGGTTTTTTACGCTTCATCTGCTTTGTAGTGAGTCCAACCCCGATGGGTTGTTCTGCAGATGCTCTTTTTCTTCTTGCCATATCAAATTTTGTTTATGGATGAACCGGGCATTTTTTTCACTTTTGATAATACATCATTCCAACCAGGATTTTTCTTGCGAAGTTTATCCTTCCATTCACCAACTTCACCAAAAGATGGTGCATTTTCAGGAGTATAGTATCTTTCCCATTCGGGATTGTCCTCTC